ATGGCATTAAATTATTCATATAGTTCTGTTAATTTATCAGGACAAGTTACAAAGAGTCTAAAAGATGTTAGTCAGTATATTACTGCAAGTGCAGGTGGTTGGCCAGATTATAAAGTTGGGATGATTGCTGGATATGATTTTACTATTGAGAGTGGATCTGGTGATGTAAAAATATATGAATTTAATACTAATTGTGCGTGTTGCTATGACGCACCGATAGCCCCAAAGGTTAATGGATTATCATCTTATTTATCTACACAAAATATTGATACTCTTTATGTTTATGGGGTATATTATGATGACGAGGCACAAAACCCATCTTTATCATTTTATAATAAACTGAGTTCAAGTGTTGCAGAACATAATATTTCATCTTCATTAGTTTTAGAACAAGATTATAGTTATCATGGTGTATTTCAAGGAACAGGATCATATAGTGGGGGAGAGTCTAATTGGCAAATTAAATCTGGGTCTAATGAGTATACTTTGTTTGTGAGTTCACCATACAAATATCCTGAATTAAAACCATTATCAAGTGGGTCTTATAATAAAATAAATTTTAGAAATATACTTCAGAGGTCCCCATCCGCATCATTAATGATTGATGAGTTTGATCCTGATTCCTGTACACCGAATAGTACTTACCCAGATTATGTTATTAAACGACAACAATTTGATAGGGGATTATTAGGTGGTAAGTTAGGTTTTTATTCGTATGAATCTGATCAATTTAACGATTTAAGTCAGTCTTATGAAGATGGTTCTTATTTTGGTTATTATCCATATTTTGAAAAATATATTATAGGGAGTGGTAGTGATGATAGACCTAATTTTTCATATAACTATGAATACACTCAAGTATTTTTACACAGCCATGATGGTATAATAGATTTGGGAGCTGAACAATGTTCTCATAGATTAATTCCATCTTCAAGTGATGACTTTAGAAAATGGGAAATTGTACCTTCAATACAATATCGTCATATAGCATCAAGTGGTAGTACCATATCTATGTTTGATGGTTCAACCAAACAAGTACAGGATTTAGTTATTGGTGATAATGTGAAGGCTTTGAGTATTGGTAGTTTAAATCCACAAAGTAATGATCATACAATTTGGACTTCAGGTTCAATATCTGGATCAATTACAGGTTCTCGTGTTATAGATATTGATTCAAAAACTATACCTGCATACTATTATGTAAATAACAAATATAAATTACCAGATAATTATGGCAGATTGCCAGTTAAACAGGTCCCAAAGGTGTGGTTATCTAGCCCCAATGAATATCGATTTACAGTACCTTCTGAAATTTACTCTGATGCCAAATTTGTAAGTTCATCAGGAGAAGATATTTCAATTACATCAAATACTTATGCTATATCTGATGAAACTTATTATGCAGTTGATCTTGGTGGAGATGATTTATTTTATGTAAATGATATTTTAGTTCATTCTTAAAAAAGAGAAGGTTATGAGTAATAAAATTTTTGTTTTTGGTTATAATAAAACTGGAACTATGAGCTTAGAAAAAGCTTTAACTATTCTTGGTTATAAAGTATTGCATACTCGTGGTGGTTTATTAAAAAACAATGTGTATGTATTTCAATATAATTTACATATGCAAAGAGATATACTGACTGGTATAGATCGGTATGATTGTTATTTGGATTATCCTATTTATGAACCTACAGTTTTTAGTCATATTGTACATGAATATCCAGACGCTAAATACATCAGTCTAACAAGAAATTTAGATGATTATGTAGAGGCCGTTTTACAAGATAAAGTTAAGAGGTTAAAACAAGGTAGTTTTGATCATTGGAATTGGTTAGGGATTGGTGATGAAGAAGTGTTTAAGAATTATCCAGATTATCAAAAACAATGGATCAAAGGACGGACAGAATTTAAACATGATAGCAATATAAGTCTATTGTTTAAGAATAATATTAACTATTTAAATATGAACATATGCGATAATGGGGATGGCTGGGGAAAGTTGTGTAAATTTTTAGATAAAGAAATTCCTGATGTTGATTTTCCACACAAAAATAAAAGTATTAAAATATGAAAAATAAAGGTCTATTCGACCACGTTACACACATTACACAAAAACAGACCAAAGGTTATTGGGATTCTCTAAATGAAACAGAGAAGAAGCAGTGGTCTAACTATATGATACATAGATTTCTATCTATGAAGATGGAATATGTTGATGTAGTAAATGAAATTCAGAGATACAATCTTAAACCAAAAGAGTTATACAAGTTATACACCAATGTTCTCCCAAAGAAGAAAGAATGGTTAAAGTATGTTAAAGGAAAAAAGAAGATGAAACATGAAAAGTGGTTATTAGAAATAGTAGCAAAATACTATGAATCAAGCCTTAAAGAAGCATATGAATATTTAGAAGTATTTTATGCAACCGAACAGAACAAGGCTAACCTCAAAACTATACTCCAAAAATTCGGAGTAGAACCAAAGGAAATCAAGAAACTAAATCTACCCTAATGACAAGAGTAAATTATGAAACTCTCGGTAAGTTCATTGATATAGATGAAAAGGACTTAGAGTTCGAAAGGGTTACAAATTCAATAGATGTAGTAGATAGAGAATATGGTGTAGATGTCATATTCGATTATTACAGGCGTCATGGATTCCCACACTACACAATTCGTGAAGATGAAAAACACGAACATATGAGGAAACTCAAAAAGTTTGATGTTGATACAATATTCATTGACAATCAGATAGTCCAGACTATGCATTGTTTGAGATTAGCTTGGTCATACTTTCCACATTTTTGGTCAGTTCAATGTGGACATTCAAGAACATCACCGATGCAAGCATTCAATGATGATAAGATATTCAAGTCAGTTATTACAAAGTGTTGGAATTGGGAACAGAAACATTATAAAGGTGAGGACCCAAACGGAGAGAGAAACAAGTTCCACGAAAATAGACTACGACAATCTTTGAAGTTATATTCAGGTGTCCAAGCAGTATCCAATTTCAGACCGACAGCGGCAAAACTAATCTACGAGAAGTTTGGTGGAGATGGAGTAATATGGGATATGAGTTGTGGTTGGGGTGGAAGGTTACTTGGATTCCTTTCATCATCTAATACCAAACATTACATAGGAACTGAACCATCTACAAAGACCTACGAAGGTTTATTGCAAATGAGCGAAGAATTTGATTATATTAACAAAAAAGTTGATATATATAAACAAGGAAGTGAAGAATATCTTCCAGACAAATCATCTCTTGATTTGTGTTTTACTTCACCACCTTATTTCGACACGGAAAAGTATTCCGATGAGTCCACACAAAGTTATAAAAAGTTCCCTACTGGAGATGAGTGGGTGAATGGGTTTTTAAAAAAGACTATAGAGAATTGTTATTACGGATTAAAAGAAGGCGGTTATATGTTATACAATATCGCAAACACACCAAAGTATAAATTTATAGAAGAACAAACAGTAAAGATTTCAAAAGAGTTGGGTTTTACCCAAGAAGATACATTACAATTAACATTATCAAGTGTGATGGGTGCAGGTTATAAATATGAACCAATATTCGTCTTTAAAAAATAGGAGAAAGTATGTCAGAACAACGTGACCTGGAAAGGTTATTGAAAGTACATTATGCAGATATGCCAGGATTGGATACAAAAACACAAATACTATTCAAACAGTTAGAATGGGGTATCAATTTAGGTAGTAATACTATGTATTTAACTTATGAAATAGATACAGATCAATTATATTCCGTCATGACAAGATTTGATAATTTCATTGAATATAGTGGTGGAAAGAAAGATGTAAATTTAGTTGTTTCATCTTATGGTGGAGATGTTTACGCCATGTTAGGAACGATTGATTATTTCAATTCGTTACCAATAAAAGTAAATACTCATTGTGTAGGGGCCTGTATGTCAGCAGCTGCAGTAATATTGGCATGTGGAACAGGTAAAAGAACAATGACTCAAAACTCAACGGTTATGGTTCATGAAGGTTCGGCGTTTGAAGTTGGTAAAACTTCAGATGTGATAAAAGGAGCCGACCATATGAAAAAATTACAAACAAATATAAATCGTATTTTAGGTGATGTTACAAAAAAGACACAAGATTTTTGGGAAGAAGTTTCTAAACAAGATACATATTTGACTTCGGAAGAATGTTTAGAATACGGTATAGTAGATGAAGTAAAATAAATATGAGGATAAATATATTATTTATATTGGCCATCAATCATTATACGGGAGTAACTACTTGGGCATATGAATTAATAAAGGGATTGAATAAGTTTAATATTGATATAATTTTTTTTAATGAAGATTCTGATTCAATTTCAAATCGAGAATATGTTAAAGATGTTAGTCGGTATGCCAATGTTATTTTTTCATTGGAACAGAGACCTCTGTCTGGCCATCCAATTTTTAATAAAAAGTATGATGTTGTTTTGTTACACCATACAAATCAAGAAGATATTGCAAAAAGAATAGGTAAAAATACAATATTTGTAAGTCACAGCAGTATGGTAAATAGTTCTATTCCTTATTTTCCTCATGATAAACATATAACAGTATCTGGACGGTCTAGTTATTGTTTAGGAGCAAATATGTTTATTTTAAATGGTATAGATTTAAATAAGTTTAAGAGTAATAAATTATTAAATAAAATACCAAAAAAATGTTTATATCATAATAGATTTAAACCACAAGAGTTTGTATATGAGGCATGTGAAGAATTAAATATAAAATTAGATTGTTGGGAAGTAATAGAGAAAGATGTTACAAAAAAAATTAGAGAGTCGGATTTTGTTATGGGATATGGGAGAAGTGTATATGAAGCCATGTCAATGGGTAAACCTGTTTTAGTATTTGGTCATAACAGTCCTAAAAACAAGAACGAATTAAGAACGGTTGGAATAAGTTCTAATGTTAATGGTGGACTTTCAGATGGATGGGTTGATAAAAATAATTTCAAAAAAATATTATATAGGAACTGTTGTGGTTGGGCAGAGAAAATTTATATAGATAATAAAAATGATATGATTAATATGATAAAGAGATATGATTGTAAAATGGGTGATGTTAATAGAAAATTAGCAGAAGAACATCTCTCATCTCAAACGATGGTCAATTCATTTGAGAATGTTATAAAGGAGTTATGTTATGCCTGATGTATTAAAAGAATCGAGTAAAAACACCATATACAGAATAAAAAAATGAGGAAAGAAAATGTCAAAACCAATAAAAGAATCAAATAAAAAAATGACATATGAAATTTTGTCAGATGATAAACCCGTTGTTCAACAAATGGAAGAAGAATGGCCTCAGATGACAGCAGAGTTTCGTAGGTTACAACGAGAACAATATGAATTGTTCTTACATAAACAACATGATTACGGACCAGGTAACATTTCAGTTGGAACACAATTACAAACTAAAGAAGAAGTGAAACTATCACTTACAGGTTTATGGTTCAGAATGAATGATAAATTGCAAAGAGTTAAAACTTTATTGATGAACAATCGAGAAAGTGCAGTTAAAGATGAACCATTAGAAGATGCATTTCTTGATGTATCCAACTATGGAATAATGGCCACAATCGTAAAAAATGGAAAATGGGGTAAATAAATGACAAGAAAAGAAATACTAAAAACCCAAGGTGATTTTTCAATATATGGCGTATTTAGATTTACATCATATTTGATGGCTTCAATCTCATTATACCTTGGTGATTTACAGATTGCCGGTATAGCATTTGGATTTGGAGCAACTCTCGGATTTATTCGTAGAATAGCAAGGATTTGGGAATAGTAATGCAAATAGAAAGTAAGTATAAAATAGTGGAATCTGAGTTTAGTAGGTTATGTAATACTTATAAAATACCACAACCAACAGTAATCAGACCGGCATTAGATACAGATCCGTGTGATTATACAGACCCACTTAATGAAGTAAGAATAAATACAAACCCAGAGAAAGTGGATTGTGATCCAGTATATCAAGCCCGACATCTATTCGGACATTACATATCAGATTTACATAGTGTAGATGATAGGTATTCAGATATGGTGGCGGATACAATCGCAGACTTACTCTGGACAACTTGGGGAGACAAGTTATGAGAACAGCAAAATATTTTACAGCCACGTGGTGTGGTCCGTGTAAAGCATTTAAACCAGTTATGAATGAAGTAGCAGGAGAAGGACATTCAATACAATTTATTGATGTAGATGAGAATCAATCATTGGCTTCTCAATACGGAGTTCGTTCAGTACCGACTACGGTGATTGAAGAGAATGGAGTAGAAGTAGATAGGTTTGTAGGGGCACTACCAAAAGAATCAGTTAAGAATAAATTGTCTTGACTTTTACATTAAAAATTCGTAAGATCTACTATGTCTAAGAAAAAGTCCATATCGTATAGCCAATTTTCACAGTGGGATAAATGTCCTTATATGTGGAAACTTAATTATGTAGATAAACTAACAGAATTTACTGATAATATATACACTTTATTTGGCACGAGCATGCATGAAGTTCTACAAGAATATTTGAGGGTGATGTATACGAAAAGTATTAAGGAGGCCGACCAACTATATTTAGATGAGATGTTGGAAGATAGATTAAAGACAAACTTTTTAGAAATTGTGAAAGAAAATGGTGGGGTGGAGTTTTGTACTAAGGGTGATATGGTAGAATTTTATTCAGACGGAGTAAAAATAATAGATTTCTTTAAAAAGAAACGAAATCAGTATTTCAGTAAGAGAGGATATGAGTTACTTGGTATTGAAACAGAACTTGATTATGGTATGGATAAGAATATCAAATTTCGTGGGTTTATTGATTTAATTATAAAAGACACCGTTAGAAACAGAATTAAGATTATTGATATAAAGACAGCAACTCATGGATGGAACAAATATCAGAAAGCAGATAAGAATAAAACAGATCAGTTATTGTTATATAAACAGTTTTATTCTAAACAGTTTGATGTACCATTAGATAGAATTGAGGTTGAGTATTTTATAGTAAAGAGAAAACTATGGGAGAATACAGATTTTCCACAAAAGAGAATACAAACATTTATACCTGCAAACGGTAAACCATCTATAAATAAGGTAATCAGACGGTTGGAGTTGTTTATGGATGACTGTTTCACAGATGATGGAGAATATCGTAATGACCATACTTATAATAAACTACCTTCAAAGAAGAATTGTAGGTGGTGTGATTTCAGAGATAAACCAGAGTTATGTGATAAGAAGGGAGTAAAGGTATGAATGGAGCAATTTACGCGTTAAGACTAAAACTTTCAGATTTTATAAACGATCCTTTGGAACATTTAGTAGTGGATAAAATTAATGAAGTTAATGATATACACACTTTTAAACTTCAGTTGTGGTATGATGAAGGAGAAGTAAAGGCATCTGATTTAAAATCATTTATGAAAAAGTATGAAAGTTTACTTCACTACAAAACTACAATACGACCAAATAGAGTTGCAGACTACGCTCAATTTACTTGGTATAATATTATTCATAAAGATGATAAAGATCTAAAATATCCTTGTAGATTTCAATATGAACATGAGAGTGGATGGAAACTTGGTGGGACAATGAATGGATTAGAACAATTTAAATCATGTTTGGAGTTTGTTACATCACCAAAGCCTTCTAGACAAGATGGTCATCGTGAAAGGCCAAAGAGAAAACAAAAGAGAAACGACTACGAGGATTAGTAATGAAACATAAAGATTATATGAAATTAATGAAAACACCTTTTGATGATTTGTCAAAAGAAGATCAACAGAAAAGAACAACTGAGTTTAAAAGACGAATGAAGGTGGCAACAAAGTTTATGAGCGGTCTTAGAGATGGTAAGATAGATGAAGAATTTGTAGACTTGGTGGAAGATGATGATCCGATGAAAGAAACGATAGAAATATTAAAAATAAAAGTGAATGATAATCTGGGAGCAGAGGCGTAAATGAAAAGAGTTGGTATAGTAGGGGCAAGAAAATATACTAATAAAAGAAAGATTAAAGAGTTTGTCTTTGAACTAAAAGAAAAGTTTGGGGACGATGTTGAGATAGTGAGTGGCGGACAACCAAAAGGAGCGGATGGTTACGCCAAGAAATTCGCGTTAGAATTTGATATGAAATATGTAGAATTTCCACCGCGTCATTATACTTATAATCAACATTGTATTTTGGATAGGAGTGACTATGGAAAATCCTATCATGTGGTTAATTTTTTTGACCGAAACAAACAAATCGCTGAATATAGTGATTATATAGTAGCATTCATACCAGAGGGATACAATTCAAACGGTACTTTAGATACAATTGGACATGCGGAAAAATTAAATAAAAAGATAGTGATTTTAGACTGATATGATATTTATATATACATATATACGGAGATTATTATGAAAGGTGTAACAAAGCTAACATCCGTCAAAATTATAACTGATTTATATAAGAGATTTAAGGGTGTAGCGTTAAACGAAGAATTTACATTGCAAAAGTTAGTAAATAGGTCAATGGACAAGTATTTAAAAGATGAAGAATACAAAAAATCCATTACTGAATATGATGAATTACAAATTAGTGGTAGTCGATTTTAAATAGTTATGATAAAAAGAGGGTTATATGTCTAAAAAGAAAATAATGTTACTCTCTGATGATTTAAGAATGTCATCAGGAGTTGGTACAGTTTCCAAGAATTTCGTATTAGGAACACTTGATAAGTATGATTGGGTACAAGCAGGTGGTGCAATAAAACATCCCGAAGAAGGTAAAGTGGTGGATATGAATGATTCAGTTCGTGAAGAAACGGGGATAGAAGATGCATATCTTAAAATATATCCAATTAGTGGTTATGGTAATCAAGAGTTACTCAGGCAATTAATGAATATAGAAAAACCTGATGCTATACTTCATTATACTGATCCACGATTTTGGGTTTGGTTATATCAAATGGAACACGAAATTAGACAGAATGTTCCTATTTTTTATTATAACATCTGGGATGATAGACCAACACCAAGATATAATGAGTTTTTTTACGAGTCTTGTGATTTGATTATGAATATATCTAAACAGACGGTTGCAATGGTCAAAGATGCAGCAGTAACTGAACCAAGAAATGTTTGGAACAATACATATATTCCACACGGAATACCAGAAGAAAAATTTTATCCAGTTGGTGAGTTGGATGTAAAAGAATTCAATCAATTACAAGGATATCGTAATACGGTGTTACATAATCAAGATAAAGATTTTGTAATATTTTGGAACAACAGAAATATTCGTAGAAAAGTTCCAAGTGATGTTATAATGGCATATAAAACATTTTGTGATATGTTACCAAAAGAAAAGGCAGATAAATGTGTATTGATAATGCATACACAACCAGTAGATCAAAATGGAACTGATTTACCAGCAGTAGTAAATGAAATTTGTCCTATGTATGATATTATTTTTTCACATCAAAAATTAGATGATAAAGAACTTAATTTTTTATACAATATAGCAGATGTTCAAGTTAATATGGCATCTAACGAAGGATTTGGATTAGGAACTGCAGAGGCAGTAATGGCAGGAACACCAATCGTTGTAAATGTTACAGGTGGTATGCAAGACCAATGTGGATTTAAGTTAAAGGGGAAACACGTTACTCATGAAGATTATGATGAGATACATTCATTACACGATGATAGAAAGTGGAAAGACAATCCAGACCTTACTCATGGTGAATGGGTAAAACCAGTTTGGCCATCCAATCGTTCTTTACAGGGTTCAATACCAACACCATATATCTTTGACGATAGATGTAGGTGGGATGATGTAGCAGATAGATTTAAAGAATGGTATGATACTCCAAAGGAAGAACGGAAAGAAGCAGGACAAAAAGGTAGAGAGTGGATGTTACAGGATGAAATTGGAATGTCGTGTACTAATATGTGTAATAGATTTATTAAAGATATGGATACCGCATTTGAGAAGTGGACACCACGAAAAAGATTTACGCTATATAAAGCATAAGGAGAATAAAATGCCAAGAGCAAAGAAAACAACAACTAAGAAACGACCAACAAGAAAGGCCGCACCAAGACGAAAAGCACAAGACCGTAGAAGAAGTAATCCGGGTGATGTTTTTTGGGCAAAAGTTGTAAACGGATTTAAGAAGTTTTTAGAATCACCATTTAAATAAGAGGTATAAATGAAACCATTAGTTTTAGTTACAGCACCCGTAGGCACCCGAAGTGGTTATGGTTCACATAGTAGAGATATATGTAGGTCATTAATTGCAATGGACAAGTTTGATGTCAAAATCTGGCCTGTCCGTTGGGGTTCAACTCCACAAAATGCATTGAGTGAAGAAAATCCAAGTGATGTTCCTATAATTCAGAGATTATTGGATAATCCAAATATGGATAGACAGCCAGATGTCCATTTTCATATTGTAGTTCCAAATGAATTTCAACCAATAGCTAAATACAATATAGGAATTACTGCAGGATTAGAAACTACTGTATGTCCCCCAGAATGGTTAGAGGGATTAAACAGTATGAATTTGAATATAGTTCCTGCTAATTTTATTAAGGAAAGTGTAGAGAAAGTTGTATTTGATAAACATGACCAACAATCTAAACAGAAAATTGGTGAAATTAGATGTAATACTCCCATTGAAGTTTTGTTTGAGGGGGCAGATACAGAAATCTATAAACCAACTAAAGAGTTTTCCAAAGATTTAGTAGATGAACTTAAAGGTATTAAAGAAGATTTTTGTTTTCTATTTGTAGGACATTGGTTACAGGGCAGTCTTGGAAACGATAGAAAAGATTTGGGTATGTTGATAAAGACATTTTTAGAAACATTTAAGAACCAAAAGAAACAACCAGCTCTTATTATTAAAACATCAGGAGCATCACCTTGTATTTTAGATAGAGAAGATATACTCAAAAAGGTATCAGAGATTAAAAATACTGTAAGTGGTGAATTACCAAATATTTATATATTACATGGTGATCTAAGAGATGAAGAAATAAATGGTTTGTATAATCATCCAAAGGTAAAGGCTCATGTTTCATTTACACACGGAGAAGGATTTGGTCGTCCATTACTTGAGGCATCATTGAGTGGTAAACCAGTTATCGCTCCTAATTGGAGTGGTCATGTAGATTTCTTGAATGATAAAGATGCTATTATGTTGCCTGGCAGTCTTAATGATGTCAAGCCAGAATCTTTGATGAAAGGAATGCATGTACAAGGTGCTCAGTGGTTTACAATAAATTATAATTATGCATCTAAGATGTTAAAGGAAGTGTTTGATAATTATAGTAAGTATGTGGTAAAGGGAAAGAAACTTGCAATTAAAAATCAAACCAAATTTTCACTTGATGCAATGACTAAAAAGTTTGAAGAAATTTTAGATAAACATTTACCAAAGTTTGAAGAACAACCACAAAAAGTAGATTTGAAACTTCCAAAACTTAAAAAGGTAGGTTCGGTGAGTGAATTACCAAAAATACAATTACCAAAACTTAAAAAGGTGAAGTAATATGGAAAGAGTAATAGATTGTCCAGTATGTTATGACCAAGATTCTTGTTTTGAAGATATTCAAGAAGAATTTAAGTCTTATATGTGCTTTAATTGTGGGTTTATGAGCAGTTCATATTATAAAAAGGATTTAGAACATAAAATTGAAGGTTCATCTAAACTTGTAGAGGAATTAAGGTATTTTGATGAAGAACGAGAAGTTTATTGGTATCCATCGATAGTGAATATGGGCAAACTTGGAATAATTTATCCAGAAGGAAGTGCGGAAAATTGGAGTTGGAAATTCGCATCGGTAGTTCAAGTAGAACCCGATGAAATAGAATCTTATCCGATACCTGGGGAGGAAGGTAAGTTTTATACTGAAAAACTTGATGTAGAAAATGCAATGAAATTTGGACAATATGAATTTTTAGAAGCCTGCCAATCAATGGGAATTGTAGGGAATAATTTACAGGATACTAAACCATTGGCAGAATCATAATGGGACATATACAAACACATAGGTCAAAAATTACTAAAAGGACAGATATAGATGTTGGTCAGGCATTACGGGGTCGTGTCTATGAGATAAGATATGAAAGTGATACTGCAACTAAAGGTAAGTATGTGGTGTTGGGTATAAATATTTATCCGAAGGGTGGTGGAAAGTCAAAACAACTTTTACATTGTTTAGATTTAGATGAAATTTCTTTGACAGAAGTGAGGAATCTTGTTAGAGAGGCAAGTGGAATTGAAACGGGTTGGAAAAAAGGACTTGAGCATCAACAATTAATAATAGAAGGTCGTAGTACTGCACTATATGATAATCAATTAAAAAAACTTTCAAAGAAATTTCCTGGAATTTATAAGACTTTTAAATTGGATAAAGTAAAGAGATGTGAACTTACTAATTATGATTTTATATCTATAACAGATATTCGTACTAAAAAGAAATTTGGGATAGTAGATGAAGATTAGTTATGGCATTACAGTTCATAATGAAGCAGATGAACTAAACAAGTTATTAGAATTTCTTATCCATAAGACACCCGAAAGTGATGAAATAGTTATTTGTGTTGATGGTGATGATGATGAAGTTAGGTTTGTATTAGATAGTTGGACTCAACAATATGCTCACACTAAAACTATAAAGATATATCAAAGAAAACTT